GCCCAGGCGGCATTCGACGCCATCCAGACTAAAAAGTACGCCCTGGAGAATCTGGTGAGGCTCCATGGCCAGGAGTACTTCGCCATGCCGGTAGAGCCCAAGGAATACGAGGAATGGAAGGGGACCCGGTTCAGCGCCGAGTCCACCGAGAAGACCAAGGAAGCCGCAACGGCTAATTGCCAGGCAGCGGCCCAGCGTAGGGTGAGGAGGACTTGATGAAAAGAGAAAGGAAAGTTGAACCGGAGGAGCTGACAGAACCCGTAGAAAGTTACGTCACTGTAACTGTTAGCATGGGCAAAACCATGAATCTCGGGAACTATGAATCAGCCAAGGTCGATATCGGGCTTTCCCAGCGTGGAGTCCCCAAGTCTGAGGTCGCTTCTGTAATGGAAGAACTCCAGGCTCAAGTAAGATCAGAACTCGAATCCCAGGTCGATTCTATAAATGGAAACCGCAAAGGCTGGCCTGGATATTAAATATGAACTTCAGGATGCTGATCTACCACGCGGAAAGTGAAGCTCTATTTGAATGCTTCGATGAAAAGGAGGCCACTGGACATTTAGATTACGGACTATGTGACGATGTAACTGGTATACCCAAATTTGAAACCAGATTCAAGGAGGAACAAAGGATGAGTAAACCGAACTCAGCGGCTGCAGCCAGAGCTGCGGCAATTGCCCGGACCAAGCAAAAGGCCAAAGAGGGCCAGAACCGGTTTGCCGGTAAGTCCTGCATCAAGACCGATATCAAACCCCTGGAGAAGAAGGACGGCGCGATCACGCGAGTATCCGTTCTCTGCTACACCGTGACCGAGAAGCACCACCCGGATGGAATCAAACCGGGCGAGAAGTGGTGGCGGAGGCCTTATGACAAGCATCGCCAGATCGGGGTCGGGGATGAGGCTAGGGACATCGTGTGTCCCCGCAGTTTCAATCCCAGGGCTGCCTGTTCCCCATGTGAAGATGCGTCCGAGCTTAGGAAGGGCGGCAAATGGGAGGACATCAAGGATGCTCTGAACAAGGTCGACAAGCAGCGCAGATGGATACTCCTCGTTTGGGATCACGATGCCAAGGAACTCAGGTATATGGATGAGTCCTATGGCGGGAAAAAGAACCCCGCCTTTGGACTCCTCATGGATAGCAGGCTGTCCAATCCCAGGCAGGAGGACTGGGCCGGGTTCTGGCTTGATGATGATCTCGGCTACGCCCTCGATATCACCTGGATGGAAGCAGAATTCGGGGGCAACAAATTCTTCAAAGCCACGGCCATCGACTTTGTGGAGAGGAAGAAAGCCCCCCTCCCCAAGGATGTCTACAGCAAGGTTTTCGACCTCTCCGATATGCTGGTGAAGACATCCTCAGAAGAGGTGGAAAAGCTGCATCTCCAGCTTCCCGATGAGGAAGCCCAGGACCCGGATGGTGATCCCAATGCCGGAGGAACTTCTTCCACATCTGAGAAGGAAGATGAAGAAACCCCCACCGAGGAGGAGGAAGAGACTCTTCCATTCTCTAAGACTTTCGATGAAATGAACAAAGAAGAGCTGTTGGAGCATTCCAAGCTCAACCAGCTCAAGGACGCAAACGACAAGCTCATCTATCGGTTTCATGCCCGCAAGACCGAAGACGAAATCCGGGCTCTGGTCAAAGAAGCCGAGGGCCAAACCACCCCAGAAGAAAGCGGGGACGATGCCGGAGGAAAGTGTGAATTTTACGGTTCATCGGAACACTTTGGTACCAGAGATGAATGTGCCAAGTGTCCTGATGATATCTACAATGCCTGTGGCGATGCCGCAGATGGCAAGTAACCTCTAACCGAGCGGGGTGGCGGAATTGGTAGACGCTGAAAGGGACGCACCCTTTCTAGTTGGCGCACCTAAGCAGTGTACATAAACTAGGAATGACTCAAAATCTCATGCAGGTTCGAGTCCTGCCCCCGCTAATACTTTAACTGGGAGGAAATAGACATGGAAAATAATGTACCCGAATATATCAACGCCAGCCAAGCACATAAGAAGTTGATCAAGGCTGGGTTTGATATGAGTTACCCTACTGCCATTAAATGGATGATGGAAGAGGGTATAGCTACGCAACCACTCGGTAAGCAAGGGAACATCATGGTGGATGTCCAAAAGCTCAACGCCGAGATATCTGGGTGTAGGCACGGCATCAAGAAAGAAGGCAGGAACTGTAATTGCTGCGCTGACCAAGCCGATTGTTTGTCTTGGAAAGCAAAGAGAAGGAGGAAATAAAATGGCACAGCGAGAAAGAAAGACTCCTCCTCCTTCTCTTACAGACCAGATGTTGGAGAGGCACGAGAACCCAGAACCTGATTATTCCAAGGAGCCCGATAGTAGATTATTCCTATCTACCGGATGCTCGCACTTGAATCTTCTCCTGTCCGACAATGTGAACAAGGGTTTCCCAAGCGGTAGGATCTCTCAAATGATAGGAGATTCTGATACATGTAAAACAGTTCTTGGCCTTCACGCTTTAACCGAAGCTTGCTATAATCCCAAGTTTACTAACTACAAGAAGATACACTGGGATATTGAAGAAGCAGTCATCGAATACCTAAAAGATATGTTTGGCCCAAAACTAAGAGACGGTGTGGAATTCCGTTCTGCCCTTAATGAAAAGAAAGAAGACAGACCACCGGAAACTATAGAGGAATTCCACTATCAAGTTATGGAACTGATGGAGAGTGGTCAGCCCTTTATCGGGGTACTTGATGCCCTGGACTTTCTACCTAGCCAAGCAGATCTGGATAAGAACAAAGAGCAGTGGGAAGCCTGGAAAAAGGGCAAGCCTACGCCAGGAACCTACCAGATGGCCAAGCAGAAGTACATGAAACGCCTGTTCTCGGATATTAAAGGCAAGATCGGACAGACCGATTCAATACTCATCATAGTATCCCAGACCATAGACAATATTGGCTCGATGTTCAGCTCCAAGACTGTGGCTGGAGGTAATGCTATGGAATTCGCCAGCCGTATCCGATTCTGGTTATCCAAGATGGAAGCTGATAAGAAGAATGACCGAGTGATTGGTAGGAAGATCAAGATCAGAGTATCCAAAAACCATATCACCGGCAAGCTCCGGGAAGGCTTCCTTTGGGTTTACTCAGGCATGGGCGTGGATGACACGAAGACCAATGTGGACTTCCTCCTAACTGAAAAGGTCTGGGCCAGGGTAGGTGGATGGATCGTTCCTGTTGGTCTTTATGAAGGAAAATTCCAAATGCGGGACCTGCTCAAGAAGATCGAGGAAGACCGAAAAGAACGGCTGTTGAAAAGACTGGTCCAAAAGAGGTGGGATGAAATCGAAGCAGGCTTGGAACTTGGACGGAGGCCCCGCTATGAGTAAAATCAAAGAAGATCTTCTAAGATTGGTGGCGAGGTGGAAAAGAAAGGCCATAGATTTGGATAGACAGCAAGGCATGTCTTTTCCTAAAGCAGTATACACTGAGTGCGCCGATGAACTCTTCCAGATTATAGGCTCTATAACAGACCCGGTTTTGCCCAGCTCGGGAGTAAAAGAAGGCAGTATACGAATGCCAGCTGGCAAATACAAAGGCAAATCCATAGAAGAGATCCTATCAGAATATCTCAAGTGGGTAGCCGAGAATTGGGAATCCAAGACGGATCAGGATGAGGAAATCATAGAAGCAGCCGATACCGAATACGAGTTCAGAGAAACCCACAAGACCCATTTCTGGGAGTAATAGAGGAGTAGACCATGCGTGGAAAAGTGGCCAAGAGAATCAGGAAAGAAGTTTACGGTGATCTCTCTCTGAAACAGAAGAGAAGGTACGTTTGGGTGAAAGGGATGGGCAATGTAGTCAATGATCCCAAATCCCTCAGAGCGAAGTACCAAGTGGCCAAGAAGAGATATACAGCCAAAGAGGCTTTCAAAACCTTAGTCCACAACAGTGCCTACAATATAAAAATAAAATTTGGAAACTTTTCTATCTGGCCTTGCTAGCACGATCCTCCTTGTCAAATGGCGGAAGACCAAATCGATGAGCTGATTGCAAGATTAACCAAAGCCTTATCCAAAGAAGGGGTAGAACTAGAAAAATGGCTTCGCTAACCCACTCGGCAAGAAAAGAAAAAGCCAAGAGGCTGCAGAAGCTGGTAGCATCTAAAGTTTCTGAGCTAACCGGACTTCCTTGCGGTAAGGACTGCCCTATAGAATCCCGTCAGATGGGTGAGTCTGGGGTAGATGTTAGGTTAGATAATCAAGCTAGAGTAATGTGGCCGTGGAGCTGCGAGTGCAAGAATCAGGAGACCTGGAGCGTGCCAGCGTGGGTAAAGCAGGCCCAGGCTAATTGCTATGAAGGCACGGATTGGCTTCTGGTGATCGGGAAGAACCATACCAAGCCAGTCGTCGTTCTTGACCTGGATGTTTTCTTTAATCTTCTTTCCAAACTTAAGCAGTCGAGGGGGAGGAAATAAATGGAACCCTGTATTCAGACCTTTACCGGTAAGAAATTCTGGCCTCTGGTCCCGAGGGCTGAGGATATCTGTATTGAAGACATAGCCCACTCTCTTAGCCTCAAGTGCCGGTTCGGCGGACATTGCGGTATGTTTTATTCGGTAGCCCAGCATAGCGTGCTGGTATCTGAGCTACTTGAACCCTCCACAGAATCCACTCTACTCTGGGGCCTACTGCATGACGCTGCCGAGGCCTATCTACCAGACTTCTCCGCTCCTATCAAGGATTACTTCGATGCTAAATGGAAAGGAGCGGAATACCACATATCTTACCTCGAATACCAGATCAATTACTGCATACATGGAGCATTCGGTATTCCTTCCTCATCCTACAACCACCGGATCATCAAGGCAGCGGATCTTAAAGCCCTAGCCACAGAGAGGGAGCAGCTTATGTCCGAAGGATTTGGCTGGGATGGGCTAAAAGGCATAGAACCCGCACCGGTATGCATTACTCCCCTTATCCCTATTCAAGCCGAGAATTTGTTCTTGAAGAGATTCCACAAGCTGATGAGGGTAGCATGAAAACCGGACCTCTAAAAAGACTCAAGGTTACCAACTTCCAGCGGCATGCTCTTCTAGATATCGACGATTTATCTCCTGGAGTTAACGTGTTTGTTGGAAGATCAGGTCAGGGTAAATCGGCTGGAGTATTCCGGCCTTTATGGCTTCTCTATGCCAATCGTCCGGTAGGGGATGAATATGCCTATGATCCTGAGATCGTAGGTCTATCCGGTACTAAATGGGATAACGGACCTACAAAAGTAGAATCATGGTGGAATGACCCAGATGGAGAAACTTATGTGTCGAGAATTCGGGGGAAAGATACCAGCAAAGACAATTACTACGATCTCGGGGACGGAATCAAGCGCCGGGGTTTCGGAAATGGATCTCCACCAGAGGAGATCATGGAAGCCCTCAATCTGGAAGATCTTAACTTCGATTCTCAACACGACAGCCTCTATCTTCTATCGGCAAAGGCCACAGAGGTAGCAAAAGAACTTAACGGTATTGTAGGTTTAGATGATATAGACAGAGCCTACGAGTACGTCAATGGGCGTAAGTGGAAAGAGGCCCAGGAAAAGAAAACTCAGAAAGCCCTAGTAGATTCCTACTCTACTAATCTCGCTAAATACAGTAGACTAGAAGATCTAGAATCCAAGCTGATCGTTATAGAAGAATTGGAGAAAAGGGCTAAAGAAGCCAGAAACAAAGCATCGTGGCTCAGATCTAAAACTGAATCTCTAAAGCAAGCCCAGTCCGAGGTGATGAAATATAAAAATCTTCCGTCCTTGGTGATAGCTTATGGCAATATTCTCGGAAAATTTAAGGAGCTGTCCGGTATTGAAGACAGAATCGATTCCCTTCGAGAAATATCTGATAAGCTCAGGTCAGCTGAATCCAATCGTCAAACCTTTTCTTCCTTGGGCAAGGCAGAGTTGAGGTTAGCGGATCTTTCGTACAAACTAGAAACACTTGAAACTGTTAGAACTAAATCCAAGAATCTTCGGAGCCTGTCCTCAAGACTCAAGCAGGTCCAGAATGATAGATTGCAAGCGAGCAAAGATCTAAAGGTGGCAGAAAAAGAATTCCATGCTTTAGTTAAAGACAGGTGTCCGATATGTGGTAGAGGAGGAAAACAGCGATGAGTAGTCCAGACCACAGTGAGCATATATTCGTCTATTTCTTCGATGGGTCTTGGAAGTTCTCTGATGAGAACGGGTGTCTCAAAGGCAAGTATCCATCTAAAGAAAAAGCTTTAGAGGCAGGGAAAGAATATCGTGAAAACAGAAAAGTGTCCTCCTGATCTTATAATTGTAGGGGATCTCCACGCTGAAGAATCCCAACCCCCTTGCCGGCTTGATAACTTCTGGGATACCCAAATCACTAAGTTCAAATGGCTGCACAGTCTATGGGAAGAATACCAACACCCTTTAGTAGCTCAGGTGGGGGATCTTTTCAACCACTGGAAATCCAGCCCCAAGGTTATATCTGCTGTATTGGAATACCTGCCCCCTATGATAACCATACCCGGCAACCCTGGCAAACATAACTACAGTGGTCAAGAACTGAATAAGGATGCTCTATACACAATCAGTGTATCTGGTAAGGGCTGGATAGTGCTAAGTATGAATGAGATAAGTCCTTATAATGCCGGAGCTTATTTTCTACCTAGATGTGACTTTTATTACTGCCCTTGGGGAGAAGATCCTAAACCTCAGAGACTTGAATCAGGAACAAGGAAGATACTACTAACCCATAGGATGATAGTGGATGGGTATACTCCTTACAATGGTGATGATGCTATGGGATTCCTCAAGAAGCACCGTGGATATGATCTCATTCTAACGGGCCATAACCACAAACCCATAGTAAGGAGCTTCAACGGAAGATTCCTTATCAACCCAGGAAGTTTTACCAGACAGACAGCCAGTGAGAACCACGAACCATCGATATGGTTGTGGTGGTCTGAGGATAATAAGATTGAAAGGATGGTAATTCCACATGATCCTGCTGCTATTACCAGACAACATATAGAACAGGAGCAGGAGCGAGATCAAAGGTTGGAAGCCTTTGTGGAATCTCTTGATGACCAGAAGGACCTCGATATCAACTATCGGAAGAACGTAGAAACCTATATATCAAATAACAAAGTGCGCCAGGCGGTGCTAGATAGGATATACGCCGCCATAGGAAAGGAATAGTTATGGCCTCTCTAGAAGATCAAGTGTTAGCCCTGAAGAAGAAGATAGACCTGCTCGGCCCTAAAAGAGACCGGGCCGCCGGTGTAGAGGAAACAATTCAGAAAGAACTTCTGGATAAGTATGGACTCAAGACAGTGGAGGAAGCTGATAAGGCTGCTGATAAGGCCGATATTGAAGCCGATGCCTTGGAAATAGAAATCCAATCCCTCTTGAAATCTACAGAGAAGGAATTCGAGGATCTTCTGGCTTTAGTGAGGTGATAAAATGGAAGATAAGCAGTTTATATGTCCCCAGAATCAAAAGCCTGTATACCCTGCTGATTGTATCAAGAAAGTGGCAGCTAGACCAACGGTTGGCGGTGGTGATCTGTTTCGATATTGCAGGGAATACTGCACTGCTCACTGGGCTAGAGGTGAGAAAATAGTAATAAGAAAGGATTCCCCGATAGCCTCTATGGGAGCAATAGAAAAAGGTATACCTATACCAACAGTCAACAGGAAAGGGATAGGAGGCACTAACTCCAGCTATCCTTTTAAGACAATGGAAATAGGAGACAGCTTTTCAGTCAGAGCTAAATCTGGATCTATGGAAGATAGAAGAAAAACCGCGAAAACCCTAGTTGTCGCAAGCTCCCATTTCTGTAAAAAATGGAAACCCGAATGGAAATTCACTACTCGTCAGACCGAAACCGGGGCTCGTATATGGAGAGTGAAGTAGATCTCTACCCTGCCTGCGTTTCTAAACATAGGTCAAAAGGATTCTTTAAACATGACCTCCAAAGAACTTAGAACCAAATTTGACAGATTGACGGGTTCTAGAGATACCATAGAAGCAGATCTGAAAAAAGCTAGGATATCTCTCACCCTGGCTAGTCGAAATCTAGCCGCTACTGAAGAGGCACAGGTTCTGCTCCAGCATGTAGCAGAAAAAACCCAAAGCCTAATACGGTATCATATAACGGAATTGGGTTCTACAGCACTTGAAGCTGTATTCGGGGGAGATATCAGATTAGGGCTAGAATTTCGGCAGAACGCCGGTAAAACGGTCGCAGATATATTCTTTCTTCGAGGGCCGGAAGGAAAACCGGTTAGCCCACTCGGGTCAGATAGTGGCGGAGCTGCTGACATAGCGGCTATGGCACTTAGGTGTTCTTTATGGTCTCTTCAAAGGCCTAGGACTAGACCAGTGATGATCCTTGACGAACCCCTTAAGAATATCAACGATGACACCCGAAAGATGCATCACAAGGCTGCCAAAATGATCAAAACCATAAGTGAGAAGCTCGGGATGCAGTTCTTGATAATAACTGCTCTTCCCGAGCTCGAAGATATAGCAGACAAGGTTTACCGGTTTTAATTCATGTAAGGATGGTTTTGCCCTCCATCCCTACTATGCGTCTGATCCATCTGCCTTAATCCATTTTGTTCCCTGCCAGAAGACCGGAAGTCCGTCTGCATCCAGCGTCGTATCCATGTACATCACCCCGTAGTCGGTCGCGGCCGGTGTGGGCCTTGCCGCCGTGGCCCCCTTTTTGGGCAGATACCCGAACCCGGCCCACGTGCCGGGAGTTCCACCCGATATGCAGATCCATCCCGTGAATTCCCCGAGGGCGGGAGCCGAGTTGTAAACTATGCTCCCCGTGTCCCAAGTCCCACCGGCTGGCACTACCCGACGAGGAACACCTCAAAACAGGCCAAAATGGATTGTGGTTTGCAGTCTAAATGCAGACCATTTCACAGTCCATTTTTAAGGCGAACTGTATTTCCGTCCCCGCATCCAGATGCGCAGTTTCCCTCCCGTGAAGTTGCTCGTTTTGGCTGTAATCACGAGATTCGTCGCCGAACCATAATAGAGCGGGCCGGTGGTCCCCGCATCGTAGTCCGCGATGTTGAACGCGTCGCCTATGGCCGTTATGGATTTGTCGGCGTAGCGGGTCGTTGCACCCTCGATACCAACTTGAATCCCGCTTGCCCCCGTTATCGTGTCGGTTATTTCCCCGACGATCGATTCAAGCAGGCAGTTCGCCGGGATAGCGGAATACCACTTCGTTGACGCCCCGGAAAGCGTCAGCTCCCTTACCAGGATGAACGACTTCTCTCCGGATGTCCCGAAGGCAGAGCCGTAGGATTCTTTATTGTTGAACGCCTGAGTTGCCATATTCGTTATCTGGCTGTTGATGTAGATGTGCCTCCCGCTCTCCCCTGTCACGGAAAAATAGGGCGCTTGGGAATTGGACACGGTGACTGTTGCCTGTGGCCACTCTGGACTTGACACGTAATTCGAGTATATGGCTAGTCCATACGTCGAATATACGTTGTCTACAATGGCGTTTCCCTGTAAGCCATAAAGAGCTGCCGTGATGTTGTATACATCAGTAATCGCGGCTGTATTGCTCTTAAGAGCACGCAAATCATGGATGCGTAGGTTGTAGAGCCTCATTTGAGAGGAATCAACGGCGACGGACGAGTCCGTCGACGTTGATATGTACAATGGATGCAATGTGGTGGTGCCACCAGAGATAGTTCCTGTGTGTCCAGAACTATCTATTTCCCCCGACACATCCAACCCATTAATAGTGATGTTGGCGTTTTGCGCGACGCTTGCCCCAGAGTAGGGGGCATACATCGCAAACCCGCCCGTGGTGCTCGCATAGGTGTCGTTGTTCACTACATAAAATCTGAATTTTATATTCGTAAATACAGCGCCATACGCGCTAGTGGCGTCTGGTATCATGCTCGGAATGAGTCCACACAGATAATAGACAGTGCCGGCGTCATTTATACTCCCTGTGTCGGTGACATCTATATCAATGTTCTTGCAGCCAGTGGCCTCGGTCGCTGCGGACCTGGCTGACGTGACTAGACAACCGACCTGAGCATAGAGGGTACTCAATCGGACTTTAAACTTGGCGGTATCCACACCAGCCAGGTAACAGGCTCGTTTGATGTTTGAGCAGTTAATGACCGCCTCGGTATTATGGCCCGAAAACCAGAAGGCGACGGGGTAACCAGTATACTCACAGTTCAGATTAATCCGCCAATCCTTGACGTTGCCCTTTGTGTAGGAGTTGTACTCCCCACTGGCGATGCCGTAACGAGCGTATTTAACATTCGCCACGACATCATATTGGCCACCGCCATTTATCGCGTAGACGAATATAGCGCCACCTGTCGTGGGGCCGGTATGGGGTGTTCCGGCTCCCACGTAATTTATCCCGGAGATTTTAACCTGCGAGCAATTACTAAACCCAAAGACTATGGTGTAATAATTGCCCTTATCTTCGGTATCCTCAAGCGTTGCGCCGTGACCCTCTATGGTAATCCCGGTGGTGTTCACGAAATTCGCCAGAAAATTGGCCGTGGTCGGATTGGTTAAATCCGCGAACTTCGTGAGCTGAACCTTGTAGCGCCCAGCCATTTTCCCAAAAACGAAACGGTGGAGGCCGGAGGCGAAGAACCGCTTGAGGGCCGCCGTATTGTCGGTCCCGGTGGTGCCATTGTAATCACCCACGGCTCCGAACCACTCTGCATATCCCGTTTGGGTCAGTCCGCCAAACGTAACGGTGCCGGTCCCGGAAAACACCTGATACGGCCCGGCCTCGAATGGGCCGTTGATCGTGAGGGTGTACCATGCCTCGACATACCCGGCAGTTTTGGTGTCTGGATCAGTGGAATCAGCAAGACGGATATAAACTGTCGAATACCCAAGAGAATCGTTATCGGCCCAGTCCCATGTTCCTGCTGTAAGACTACCGGCTGTTCCGGCAGCCAGAGCAACAGAGTTAGCGTATACAGACGAAGGATCGTATACACCGGGATTTCCTCCTCCAGAAAGCTCAAGATAGTATTCTGACGTTCCGCTTCCGCTCTTAGTCCATTTAAAAGCTGTTTCCCTAATAGATCTATATGGAGTAAGAGTTACTCCAATATCAGGTTTCAGCTTAATCGTAGCCGGAACAGTATAGTTTCTCCAAATATAATACGTACCAGCAGGCAATCGTATATCAACCGAAGCGCCCGAAATATCAGAGATGATTTTTGCGAGGCTTTTAGCTGTTGTGGTGTCGGCTTGATCCGTTGTAATGGATGGATCAGCAATCCATTCCCCAAGAACTGATGTCCCATAGGACAAACTACTAATAGGTGCAGCGGAAAGAGCCTCATTAACCTTAGTGTCGATAGTCTGCATGTTACTATTGTGCGCATCGAGGAAACCGGTTTCTGTTTTTGTTGGTTTTTTCAACCGGAGATTTGGAGTATAACTAGCCCCATAAATAGCCTCAGGAAAAGCCATTCCCAAAATAACAAGGCCGACAAGTAATACTTTTTTTAACATGGTCTTCCTCCTCACTTTAAATAGCTGTATCTCCGTACTCATCCGAATAAAACACTTCATCACTATATTGACAAAACTCCAAAGTAACGTATCTATTTTTAGGATCAGAACTCACGGTTTTCTTTAATATCTGGCAGGCCATCTTATCCTCAGATAATCTGCCTAGGCCCCAGCTATCAAAAGCTTTTGCAGTAATAGGTGTATCAATATCCAGCACACTGGTTGATTCATCCCACGGTCCTAGCACCTCGTACACGCTAGGGTTACCTAGATAATCAGATACATACAGGTGAAGTTTTCCGGCATAGGTTGTCTGGTCAAGAGTAACTTCTTTTCCTAAGTAAACTATAATGGAGTTTTCATGGTCTACAGGAAATACTCCTCCATACGCATATTTGGAAGCAGGAGGAGTAATATAGACCATATCTCCGACTTCCAAAAATATCGCGCGAGTAAGAGCTTTAAAACTACCGTATCGAGTTATAAATTCATTTTTGTTGGCTCGTAATATAGCAGATCTTCTGGCTTGTTCAAAGGTTATGCATCCTCTCTCTTCTATGTTGGCAACCTTCGGTATACGGGTTAAAGTATCATACCAACTACAAGTGGCTATACCACTAGTGGATCTTTTACCACTCTTGGAATAATCCCAGTATGTAACCTCTACACCATCAGATATTTTATCGGCCGGGTAGGAACTCCACTGGAAAGAGTCCTTTATTATGTTTCCAGCCGAGAATACGTACGAAAACGTTTTGGGTTTATCCGTTTTCAATACCCAGGTAGATCCAGTTCTTGTTACTCTAAATCTACCTACTTGCTCTATATGCTGAAGTACATCACTGAAGGTCATTCTCTCGTCAAATATAATACTGGATCTGGCTCTATAGTTGCCTCCTACGAGCTCTTCTGTCCAAGCCACCGATTCATCTACTGAATCCTCGTCAAAATCACTTATAGATTGTTTGACTCCATAATATGGATTAGTAGCCATATCTATAACTTGGTATGCAGGTACTCTAGCATCTACCGATTGAGTACCTCCACTCCAATTTGGAATATCGATAAGAGTCCTATTGTGCTGTACCCTAATAGTATCTATAGTACCTGAACGAAAATCTGTAGCCTTGATACTCAAGGATATAATCTGCATACCCGGGTAGTATAAAGCTAAATCTATAATCTCCTCAAAGGAAATTAGGAAGCTGTTACTTCTTTGATTATTTTCATCGTTTGAGTCCTCAGGGGTGAGACGACGGATTAGAAATTCGTACTTATCCCTAGTAGGTAAGGCAATAGTAAACTGAAATCTTGCAGCAGCTGTTTTATTTGCCGTACACGTCTCAGTAGTTTCTACAAACGTACTTGCTGATTGATCTGCAAGACGGTATCCTAGAGTGAATTTCACACTTTTATTCGTTATACCAGAACTAGACGATGAGAATAGCCCATGTGTAAATTCAATAATAAATCTAGCCGAATTGATGGCACTGCGGGAGCTCAGAATTAGATCATTTTCCACAATCACAGGCGCTGCCAACTCGGCAGTAGGCACTTCTTCATCAGTAAGTAGATTGTCAATGCCTTTACAAAATCTGAATTCATCTATATCACATCTACCGTATATCTGAGTTACAGAAGTACCATATAAATGGTATCCATTCCCCAGCCACTGACCGTATAAACTTTTTTGGCTGGGCGTCTCATCAACGTAATCCAAAGCAGTATCTAGCGTTCTATTTGGATCTGGATTAGTAACCGATCCGGAAAAATCATAAGCTATGTTTGAAAGTACTCCGGCCACTTCCATTTTTATTTGATAGGCCATTGAATTTGTTCGAGAGTCATAAGAAGCCTGCACCCGAACAAAGACCCAAGTATTTATTGGTAGTGTGGCTACTCCAGAAAGATCTAGATTTAGAGTCCAAGCAGTTACAGATTCTATAGTAGACCCTATACCGGAGAATGATTGAAATACCAGTTTACCCCCGATATACCCAAAAGTAGTCAGGCTGTGCTCAATATCGTACGTGTCGGTAACGGTAACATATTTGCAAGCAAATATCCTATCCGTACCATCAGGCACTCGAATCCACATATCCATTTGAAAGGGGACATCAAATCTTAGAACCTCGAAGTCATCAGTCCCTATATAATCCCCATCACTTGCCAGTTCTAGATATCCAGACCCGAACTTCGGGGTGGTATGCCCGATACCAGCCGATCCATATTTAGTCCAATCTGGAGATCCTCTGTCCCCGCTATCCTCTAGGGGTTCTGCTGAAGCAGTGGTATTAAAATGAAGCAAACTTATTAAATCCACACTGGCTCTGTCATCGTGGAATATTCGTCTTTCAAGAGGTCTATCGTGATGGACTTTAGCGAAATTTGCTAAAGCAGTCCTAGTAGCTGTAGTTATTACTGTATCCCCATCGGTAGCACCAAAAGTATAATTGGGAAAGGAGGTCAAGGGCTCACCCGGATTAGATCCTATAAAAATTTGATCCTCTGTCCATGGATTGTTGGTTTTCCCGGCGCTAACACAAAGTAAAAGATATTGCCATATATCGTGATTATCGACAGTACGGTAACTGCCGATTATTTGAGGAGTAGAAAAACAAGTACCGTAAGCTACAGGGACCGGATTTCCAGGAGCCGTTTCATTTCTTACCCCAGAAAACCCATAAGAAGGCTTTGTATCTCCCTCAGATATACTCGGAACACCGGGAGACATTATACTGTTTATAAGCATACCAGCCCCGACCATTAAAACAGTATTTATCGCGGAAGCTAGAAAAGTGTTTCCCCAAAATATAGTAAATCCCAGAATCCAGCTACCTGGGTCAGAGTGGGGTAAGGAAATAGCTACAGAATCTTGATCGTCAAGACACTTGGAAGTATCAGTAACCACAAATCCATTAATGGTTATAACCAATTCTGAGAACCCCAAACGCTTGAAACTTTCCCGCACTCCAGATTTTTTTAAAACATCCTCCAGAGTTATACCCGGGAAATAGTCTATCAGATGTTTGGTGTTCTTCCGTGGATTCATGATATAAGGAGCTTCTAAGACATATATCATTCAGCACCTCTAAATCGGTATATACCAAGTACTGCCTGTTTAAAATAGGGGTTATTCAGACGCGCGCGGTGGACACCTAGATCTCTGTTGCATTGAAGAAAATGACGCCCGTCTTCGACCACTATACCAAAATGAAGGCAAGAATTCTTTGTTTCTTGCTTAAATACCAACACATCACCGGGCTGAGGCTTTCCTTTTATCTTATCCCACTCCATAACGGATTTGTCTAAGAAATTTTTAAATACCCGATCGGACTCAGAGCAATGGTACTCTCCATAATCAGGTATGGGTATACCGAGTATTTTGCCTACCTCCACACACACTCCCCAGCAATCGTAGGAATCGGGGCCTCTTCCCATGTCAGAGTAAGCCTTTCCGATCAAGATATCGGTAGGAGAAGAAGGGCTATTCATCATCTTGGATAGCTCCCAGAAGCCCCGGCTGAGCACCGAACCGTTCAACATTTCCCCTATCAATACAATCCGAAAGGGTGTAGTTACAAGTGGTGTAGGCTCCAGAGTACCCACAAAGTACTCCTTTAAATAGAGTACCATTTTTGGCGTACTGACATATAGCATCATGAAATACCCAGGAAGGAGAAGCCAACAGTAATGGGTTATCCAATCCAACTTTTATAGAAACAATCTTGCGGTCGACTTTAACAATTTGTTGTATCTCCATAGAGTTCACTTGATAAATAGGATCTGTCTCATCGAGGGTGTTGTTATTCACAAAATACACGTTGATCTTTGCCCTACTAAAGTTATCGTTAAGAATAAGTTCATCCTCGACAAGACCCCCTAAATTACTCAAGTGGATCATAAACTCTGGAGCCCGGTTAGTACTATCCTCGTTTATAGGCTCTATCTTGAATCCAAGCCTAACCCAAGTATGCCCATTCCACACCACATCTGAAATATTGTTGGTGTAGTATTTGCCAAAATCAGGCAATTCCACCAAAAACAACATGGCCCCGTAAGCTGGCTTATGTAATTCCTCTACTACTGCATCCGGCTTATCAAGCATTTTACACCTGCCTGAATTCTATTGGCTGGGAGGTATAAAAATAGTTGTTTTTTGTTGGGTGTCTCCTTACCGGGAAATTATTCTGCAGACGTTTTACCAAGCAGACTGGAGACATACCGGCACCTAGATCTATTTCGGTATTCCATGGAGACAGTCCTCCAGGAATAGGTTCAGGAGGATCTGGGGCATCAGCCAATTCCCAAGGCCAGTAGAAGTAGAAGGGCAATCCACCCCGATGGGTGTTGAAAAAATCTACAGCGTATCTATATCCGGCTGGGGTAAGCCTGATGAATTCAAACCGGAATATCCAGATACCGTGAGAATACTCCGGTGAAGATTCTGGAAATCCTGAGTCAGTTTCGTTGACGATAATAGGGTCATATCGATCAGGCTCGAACATATTTATACCAGATCCACCATTAGGATTGCCAACAGAGACGAACTGGGACCAATCCCAGTAAGCGTAAGCCATTTTTATCTCCTACTTCCAACAAGACTTTTATTCGTTGCCAAATAATCAGGGTCGGACTGGAGTCTATAGAGATGGAAGTCCGTAGTCATTCTCCCCATCTCCTCTCTTGTAGCTCCTTTTTCAGCCCGCATAGGCTCGCCATTGTTTATGATATTGATATCCCAGTTAGGAGCTACAACGGTAGGGGCTCCTTCTTTACTTGTTTTTGCGGAGGCGTCTGCAGAAATAGGTATTACAGTTCCAGACACTTTGGGTTTAAACCACTCCATACCAAGTTCGTTAACTCTGTACAAGTGTCCTGCCTCGGCGGGGCCTCCGCCAGCAAGAGCGTTGGGGTAGGCCATCTCGCCGCCTATATCTGCAAAGCCGGCAGATCCTCCCCCAAATAAACCCCCCAAAATACTCCCAATTCCACCGAAGATAGATCCAAGAAATCCACCCCCACCAGATGATCCACCAAATAGGGATTTCATCAACATCCCCTGTATTTGCACCTTAAGCATATCCCGGATAATCTGTTGGAAGAACTGGGCTGCATCCACTTTCCTACCCATAAACATATCCGCCAGGGAGCCAGAAGCATCATCGATGGCCTTCTTTAACTGGTTTACCGATTCCCTTCCCTCATCGAAGGCAGTAGGCATGTTCTTCGCCACTTTATCCATCTCGTAAGAGAAGCCCTGCCCCCAAGTACCGCTTTGCCGCATATCCAGTAGCTTGTTCTGCTCCTGGGCAATTTTACGGTACATCTCAGCTATCTCTGGCAACTTTGCATCCAAAGCATTACGCTTGGCGTTAGCGGTGTTTAGAGCCCTCTGAGCGCGCAGCTGCTCTTCCAAAGTACCATTTATCTGGGCATACTGGTTTTGTAGCTGGGCCAAAGTAGCAATATTTGAGGCTTGATCTTTCCAAATATCTCTCTCGGCCTTTTCGTACTGTATACCTGCCAAAGTACCAGCAGTATCCTCAGTCATAAACCGTATATTGGCCTGTTTCTCCAACTCAATCAGTTGTTTTTTCCATTCCAAGTACTTATTCCCTAGGGCCATCCGTTCATCAATAGTCCACTTATCGGCTTGGTAAATTTCCAATATAGCATTTACTTCCATCCCCCGAACCCGTAGAATGGTATCTAGCTGCTCCATATATAGTTGCTGCGTCTGCTGTTGGCGATTAGTTTGAATAGCGGCTATTTCTGCGTCAATGCTCTGAAGTTGAGAAGAATATTTACTCTGGGCTAAATCCTTCTCCATCCAATTCTTTGTAGGGTCTCCTGCCTCTAAACCCATCATTTTCTGGATTTGGGCTCTCTCTTCCTGAAGAGTAGCTATACGGTGAGCCGCCATTTGATCATATATTTGATTCATAGAGGAAGCGTATGCCTGCCCATCTATCTTCCCCATACGAAAATTGAATTCAGTAGCATTTCGTTCCTGTTCCAGTTGTTCGAGTTTCATCTTACTGAGTTCTTTATTCATTATTATCTGTTCTCTAATACTGTCAACCGGATACCCTTTCTCGTACTCTTTCCAAGCTTTGGCATAACCGGCTTGAGCTTCTTCTTGGCTTATTTCTCCGGCCTTGACCAGATTACCAATCTTTGTAAATTCCTCCAGCATTATCTGGTGAGAATCACGTATATCCTTTTGGTATTCCTTCACCGCCGCTTTCTGATCATCCCAAAACTTTTTTGCAGCTTCTTCCACTTCTGGACTTGGAAACCATTCTTCGTAGGCTGATAACCCCGGCAATTGAGAGAATACCCCAGGAGCCACTACGGGCTTCTTAACTTCAGTGGGAATATTCAGATTGCGGAAATACGCGGCCTTCATATCTGCACCGGTCATTCCAGAACTTCCTACCGGTACTCTGTTTACATCACGCCGTGCCTTAGCTTCTTTTTCAGATATCTCGGCCAATTTACTAGTAGCTTTGGTAAGAAGATCCATTGCATCAGTAGCAACTTTAAGAAATCCGGTATCGAGCATAGCCTTTTTTAGTTCGGTCCAAGCGTTTTCCAACCTGTTGAGCTTTGCCCGAGTGCTCTCTGCTGCCTCTCCTACCGATCCTGCCATTTCCTTCCGCATCTGGGCTGCGAATTTAGGAAGGAAATCATTAGCAGTAAGCTTTCCATCAGCCATGAACTTATCAAGCTCGGCTGTAGTCATATTCATAGCTCTAGCAGCTATCTGGAAGGCTCCTGGAATACGCTCTCCTAACTGGCCACGAAGCTCCTCAGCCTGAACCTTACCTTTACTCATTATCTGAGATAAGGCTAACATAGCACCAGAAGCTTGTTCATTGCTGAGGCCCATAACCGTAGAAGCTTCAGCTATTGCTAGAAAGATTTCCTTAACCGGAAACCCCTCAAGAGAAGTTCCTTTAGCAGCGGTGGCGAAAGAACCAAAAGCATCGGCAGCGGTCATGACGTTAAGACCCAGCCTATTGCTTTCGGTTTGAATCATCTTAAGAGCTTGGCCGGCAGCTTGGGCATTACCGACGGCAAATCGAAGCTTGTTGTTCATGGTGTTGAGGGCCATAGCCGTCTGAACAAGATCCCTAGCGAATGCGGTTACCCCTATACCCCCAATAACGGACCTCATCTGCCCAAATACAGCGTTCATTGCCTCAGAAGACCGGTTGACTTTCTTAAAACCCTGATCCATCTTATCCGTAGCTTCTTGAACTTGGCTTACTGCTCTACGGAGTTCCGATACATCAGCCCCGATCTGGTATAGAAGAGTTCCCAGATTTGCCATATAGTATCTCCTGAAGCCTGCGTTTTCGGGCAGTAGGTTTACCTCGCCTGCCTATTCTTCTAATGGGTGGTGCCATTCCTGACCATACACGTATACTACCTTTTGGTGCCATTGCTCGAAAAATATCACTTGCCCTTTTAGAGCTATCCTCCAGCTTCTCCTCTGGCAAGAAAGCCCCTACAAAATCAGGCATGAAGTCATTAATTTTATACCGCTTATTACTTCCAAACATACTAACCAATGTGTTTACGATTTGGGATAGAAGGAGGGCGTTTCTATAATCCCCCCTCCATCCCTCGAATGGCTCCAATCTTTCAAAAGCCATCCATTCCGACAATTGCCTAGAGGAGATCTTCGCCAGCATCTCCTCTGGATCGATGTAACCATGAAGGGCGGCCAGTTTTAGGATGAAGCGTCTTCCTGGCCGCCTTGCGAGTTTTTTGTGATCTCCTCCACATCCTGGGCACGGTATCCGGAAGCCTTGGCTGCTTTGTCATAGAGGTAGTCCAAGGCCGCGGCGTTCTTCTCGTTCAGGGCATCGACATCCTGCTCTCTGAAGAGGGGATTTCCATCGGCATCCACGATGCAATACACGAGCATGCTTGCCCTGAAGCGGGCCTTATTGGCCCTCACGTCCTCGACGTTGGTTTCCAGCATATCATTTTCATGAAGTCCTCTTTGAAGTCCAGTCATCCCCTGAACGTAGACCGAGCCACCCCAGCCGAACTTGTTCATGCTGACGAGTTCTCTTGCCACGTCCTTGGCACCCAGGATATCTTCCCTCGAAAGTATTTTCTCACTCATTACATCACCTCAACTTGGTATCGTTTTGGAGGTTTTAGGTTTAGGCCCCACTGCTCTCTACGGGAGCCCCGGTAATCTGCAGAACAGCGGTCATGGACTGCTTATCATCGGGCGTGACATCACCCAATTTAATGCTTTGAATAAACGCATTGAATTCCCAAGTGTACTTGGTAGTTACTCCGGCCTTGAGGACGACTCGGTAATCAAGAGCGTCCTCCTCGTCGTCTTCGGTCTCAAAGATGTCCCGAAACCGATCCCAGTTCGCCACTGTGAAGTTCAAATCGACGGTGATCTGATCTCCTTTTCGGAGCTTGGGAAGGAGGGTCTGATACCCATCAAGAGTATCCAGACTGGTGGTGTCTGCGAAGTCTCTGCTCCACCCAAGACCGGATATGCGATTGACTTCTGCGACTTTGGTAAAAGTCTCGGCGCTGTGCTGGTCACCAATTTGGAACTCACTTCCAATAGGAAGAAACGCTTGAGTCATTGTTCTCTCCTTTTTCCTGTTCTTGTTTTGGTTTACAAAGATCTTTCCAAGTTACAGTTAAAAACATAGCGGGGCCTACCCCGCTCATCCTCCCCTAAAGAAATTGGACCAGATACTACCCGAATCGCATGGTATTTAATGGCTCCAACTTCCCCCACATACCCATGAAGGGAATTCATCAGGGACAGGGCCTTCTCCCGACAAACCTGACCCAGCCCAGGTTTCCTCCGCACCCTGACCTGAATACTTGGGTACTCAAAGCTGTAGTTAATCTCCGGGGGTCTGTGGGGAGTAGTATCGTAAACCGTGATTACGTTATCTAGGACCCCAGTACCATCCGGCTCTGACCCAACCCAAAGATCCACTCCAAGCCCACCGTGGCCGGCAGCAGATAGAACTGTAACGACATCCTGAGCTGGAGTGGTAGAAGTGATTATATTGCTCATCTCCTAGCGAACCTCCTAACCGTATCTAAAATCAACTGCTGATTCTCCTTTATAGCATCCTCCAGGAACTTAGCCTTACCGGAAGTATGGTTGGCCTGGAGATCTTCGTGAACCCTCTCAGCGTAGAAGGCTGTGCAGCCTATCTCAACAAAAGGATCTTTCTTCCTCTTCACTCTGGACTTGGCTGCATCTACTTTCCCCGAGTGCTCAGCCGCTACCTTCTTCCCGGAGTCATCCTGGGTAGAAAAGTCTGATCCTGCGGTCTGATCCATGGCCCCACTTTTAGACACCAAATAATGGCTCCCCTTCAAGTTGCCGGTATCGACTGGGGTACTAGCCATAGACTTCCCCTTCACCACCAGCATTCCAAGGGTAAGCCCCTTCTGGACATCGCCCTCAATCTTGCCTATCTCTTTGTTAAGATTCTTGAGAACCTCGTCCAGCCCTTTGGGTCTTTGGAGTTTTACAGCCATGCCCGCCTCAAGAATTCTGTACCAGCAAGATCCGGTATCTTATCGAATCGGCGCACCTGGAAGGCCCCCTTGGTATTACCGGGAAGGCTCCCGCTCGTTATATCGTCCAGATCCCCGAGGTAGAGGTAATCTCCCTCAGAGATATCCTGCTCCAGAAACACCTTTGCCTGGGATCTTCTCTCTACCCCGTTTACATCAGTGTATTTCTCAACGATGCTCTCCCACCGAACCGCTATTTCCACAGGATCTTCCCAGGTCCACCCACCCAAGCCATCCGGGGTTAACCTCTCCCAGTACACTGCCGTTTGATTCAGCTCAAAATTCATGATTAGTCATCCGATTCCTTATTGGTGGCCCCAAATGCCCTTATAGAAGCCTGCCTGCGCCCAAGATCCGTAAGACTACCCTTATAGTCAAGGATGAGGGCCTGCTGGCCATAGGGGGTTCCCTCCAGGGCTTCCTTGGACTGGGCTTTGGACCCTCGCTGATACTTCTCCGAAGCTTCTCCTATCTTCTTCTCAGATATAGAGCCAGAGGGATCTCTGACAGCCACAAAGTGGGCAGACAACCACCGCTCTATCTCCTTAAGCTCTACCGTAGAATACCCAGCTGAGGAACATTTAGCTGTGACCAGAAGATTAGCAGCCGTTATCATCGGAGCTATCTCAGAAGCCGTAAGACGGGTCTTGATAATTTCTTTGACTTCTGTTCCCGTAACTCGATCAGCCATATTGGGCTCCTTAAGCGTAACTGGGGATGAATTTGCGGTACTCAGCCTCTACCCAACTATCCTCTATACCCATCCTCTATTCTTTTATTGTCTAAGTTTAAAGTTCTGTTATCTCGAAAGTACTTGGATATTATCCTACAGTACCCTATTGCTGTATTTTCCCCTAAACCTTTCATTACCATTAAATGAATTTTGAATTTACCTACAACTTCTCGAATCTGTTCTTGAGTCGGAGTTTTCCTCTCTCGTTTCATTAGTACCTCCCTTAGAGTTTTATTTTTTAAAAGTAAAATTTTATCTCTAAGGGAGGAAAAATTAAAGTCTTTTTTACTCCAATGACTAGTTACGAAATACTAGTCACTGTGTCACTTGTCCCGGCAGGTCCTCGATCCAAGTAAATCGCGGATCGGCTTTGATCGTATCCATTACAGCCAGGCTAGTCCGGACCCACAATACAGGCTGCTCGGTGGTGGACCACGGTGCTGCGTCCCAGGTGTATCCACAACCTTCGGCCCGGTTTTCTTCGGAGAAAAGGAGCTGCTCCAGGTCCGACTGTACGGCTGCAAAATCGGACACATGGAAAGTGGACTCGATTGTTGCGGGAAGCTCTATCGGCTCATCAGCAAAAGCGACTCCACCGCACAACAGGCACACACACACTGCTATTACGGCTGCAATCTTCATTAGTTGGCTCCCCCTATCTCGTCGAGCACCGCATACTGGCCCTCGGTGCCTCTGGCTCGAACGACAAAGTTGTCGAAGGTGTTCTGCTCATAAGTCGAGAACAGGCCGTGCTTCGTGTTGCTGATGATCCCTGCATCAGCCACAGTTGCAGTGGTACCGACCTTAGCGTTGTTGTAGTACAAGTCATACGATTGACCGTCTTTGATGACCACGAGCTTTGCATCGGCAACGTATGTTACTGCCGCGCTGATGAGGCTGGTGTAAGTGCCATCTACGCACTTTTCGAGCTTGGCGTTTCCAGCTCCGTCCAAATAAGCAATGATGAAGTTTGCTGGTGACGAAGTACTATCTAGGTTCACCACCAACCCAACCTGTGTGCCGGCAACCCTAGTCAGGTCTGCACTTGCAATGATGTTCGGGGTTGACACGGCAACTGAACTAAATAGAGAGGAGAGAGTTAACTGTTTTGAGGTGATATCGTCTACCGTTCCAGTAAATGAACTTTGGGCAGTGATACCCATCCGGTTGGTTGTATCGGCTCGTATAGTCCTGAATACCGCCCCACTTGAGGTGTACCAATCCCCTGACCCATCGCCGAGAGTGTAGCCCCCCGCTGTCGGGGTGACAGTAGCTCCTACTCGGTACCAGTTGCCCACAACGGAAAGCGGAGTAGTAGAGTTGTACAGCACTGCTAATACAGTTGGACTTGATCTTGTTGCTACGCCATTCGCCACGCTCCAGCCATCAGGAGTCACCCAATTAGTAGGATCATCAAAGGTAGGATCAGCTTGTTCTTCAGCCGTCTGCGTTGGCGTGATGATCGCCTTGTTGCTCAGAATGCTGGCACTATTTCCAACCCAAATCCCACCACTTCCGCCAGCACCGATTCCGCCGGCAACACCCTCGGCGTGACCCAGGCCGTCAGTCGTTCGGCTGGAGAGCAACGCTGCATCAGTGCCGCTGAAGCCATCACTGACGGAAGGGGCTGGAAGCCAGAGCTGAGAAGGGATGCGGAGGTAGTCTGATCCCATTGGGCTGACAGGTGCTCCAGACATTATCTGAAGGCATGGGTAGAGTATAGCGGTCGTGTCGCTTGCATCGACCTGCACTAAACTCCAACTGGGATATTGCGTGCCACCTTTTACAAAATAAAAAACTCCTTTGGAGCGCAAAACAACTGCAACTTTGTAACTGCTGTCAAACGTCAAAATACCACACAGATGAGCTGAGCCGCTTAGACCAGCGGCGAGAGAGGAACCAATTGTTACTATCTCGTTGTAGGTAATTGCCCCGCTAGGTGCGGTGTGAAAACCTATTCGATAAGATGCGGAGCTATTTTGTGGTACAAAATCGCTGACTAAGAGCCGCCCCGCCGTTCTCGCAACAGAGGGATACCACATACTTGGGTTTCCGTTTGTTACGTATCCAGCAAGGTTCAGCTTCCCCCCACTGATGCTCAGTAAGCCTTTTGTTGGGAGGCAGGAGACATCATCGAAGTAGGCTATTCCACCATTCACAGCTGGTGGGTATAAGTACAAACCAATTCTGATGCAGGCTGGTGGTGCTGTGACTGTGACCGTCACAGCTTGGTAGCCAGTTCCAGTTACCCCTGTGGAAGTTACAGGGACGATATCCCGACTATTAGTCTGGTCTACTATTTTGTATCGCCCTGCGTTTGTGCTATCCCCTCGCGTATATATGGTGAACGTATATCGCATCCCTGAGATAACAGTGTGGTCGACATAGATTCGTGTATTAAATGTAGGACCGGCTGTGAGCTTCAGTGCCTTTGTCCCACTGCGAAATTCCCCAGCACCAATGGCAACCTCAAGATTTCCATCTCCTACTAATTCCTGCCACGATCCGAAATCTGCAGGAGGACCTGCCGCCGTTACAGTCTCAAAGCCTGGATTGGGAGTAAGGTTTGTGGAAGCATAAGTATCTATCACCGTCCTGGTCCTGCTTAGCCAAGGATACTTTGCCGTACTCGATGTGTTGTGGACAGTCCCTGCTGGCCGATCCTGCCAAAACTCATCCGCCATGCCCCAGGTAGACGGCCCTGTGCCCGATGACCAGGCCGCGCCGGTCCAGGAGAGGATATCACCTACTGCGCCGCCATTGGGAATCGTGCCCGCGGGAGGGTTCTGGTAGGTGGGCGGAGCGCCGGCACCGGCACTGGTCAATACCTGGCCGGCATTGCCAGGAGCAACCGACACGAGAGCCCCGGTAGTGGTTGTTCCGCCGACTATAGGGCCGTTGGCGGTGACACTCGCGGTGCCTGTTCCGCCGCTCGACACAGGTAGCGGATTGCCTATAACTACGTTACCGGAAAACTCTCCATTGGTAAAGTTTCCTTCACCGGGAGTAGTTCCACCTATTGCTCCTGGATTGGCTGGATCAAAATTACTTCCAACAAATCCAGAGCCAAAAGAAGAACCCGTAAAAAGGACAAAACAAAACAAAAAGGAAAGGATTCTTTTCTTCATATTATTTCATCCTCTCTACCGTGTACCATATGGTATAATTATGAGAATTAGCTCCACTCAAATTCATAACCAGAGCAGTTGCTGGAGCCAATTGAAATTTTTCTACTCGGTCAAAGTCCACAACTACTCCGGAACCTTGGCTGGTCAGCAAAGTACGATAAACAGTAGTGGAACCGGTTTTCAGCAAAACTGTAGTAGAAGTAGTGGACTCATTCTGAATCTGAACCTTTTTCAGTACTATACACTGTCCTGCGGAAGGAGCCGCTATGACAGTATTGTCCCCACTGGAATTTTTCGTACCGGAAACCACTGAAAGTTTATATTCCTGAGCTTGGACGGAAGAAACCCCCAGGAAAACCGCCACCAGTACCGTCCAAAAAATTAAAGATTTCCTACCCATACCCTAGCTCCTTTTAAATGTGCAATAAATCAGGATCTATAAAAGCATCCACCTTTTGGGCATCCCAAGTTAATCCCAAACTATACACCAAAACCTCAAAAAACCCCATGTTAGCTTCCCCGTTTTGGAAAGGCCAGATATCCCTCATATTGAGTCCAGCCTCCTCCATTTGGAGGAACTTCTCTTTATGATATTCTACCCATTCCTTCCACGACTCTCTTGTATTCCGTTTTCTCATGAAGGAAGTCCGCATACAAGAGTCTATTATTTTCTCATCAGGTCGGCGAACCACAACCCATTTTGCTCTAGGAAATGCTTCTTTCCAGATAGGCCAGATAAGACAGGCTTTCGCCCCTTTAAACATCCAAGGACGATCTCCTGTATATCCTTGAGCTTTTACAGCCTCTACAACTTTTTCTCTCCAAGATATTCCCTGCGCGAAGTGGGCGGATTGCCACCCCAAGGGCGGAAGCGGATCTTGCCCCATAGGATCTGCCCCGATAGATTTGAGAAAGGGCTTTGTAAGCTCATCCCGGATGAACTCATTCTCGAACTGTCCCTTTTTGTTCCATCGGGTAGGACCGGTACAGTCCCCAATCCAAGCCCCGCAGATATGAAGAACCCCAGCAACAAGGGAAGTTCCAGACCTGGCACACCCTGTAACGATAATGGGAGAATATAGAGGTTCGGTCACCCTAGTATAATCCACTGGAATCGGTTGTCTTTTCTCAAACTTATCAAGAGGCTCAAAATGGCTCATGTGTTTATCCAATTCTGCCGTAATTTATGATAAGCCATAACCTCGGGTTCGTGGGGCCGTGGATACCCATGAAAACGAACTATACTTGCATTCTCCCAAGGATCAGTTTTGAAACTTGCAACTTTTCCCGGATGGAGATCCTGCCAATACTCGGGCTGGGGCATAAGGGAGCAGCTAACACAGCGTCTATAATAGTATCGCTCGCTTCCTTTGGTAGTCGCTTCAATAAGATACCTATTCTGCAATAAATAATTAGTAATGGATTCAGACCAATATCTATTAGGATTGAATCCGATAATCGAACCTCCTGGAGCATCCTTATACGCACCTCTACAGGTGATCAATCGGTCGCTACGTTGTTCAAGAAGAAAATCAATGTTGCCCATAATAATCAGGTCCAAATCTAAGGCAACAACCCAGGAATATTCCCGCAACCCTGCCTCGAAACTAAACATGCTGATCTTTTTAAGATTCCACTGCAAATCTGCATACTCGGCCGGTATTGGGTGTAAAGGAAGATCTACAATAGGCCCAGGCTTTGAATATCTAGCGTTGTCCACATATACATAAAAATCAAAAGGTAAGGTACTGTTACGGGCAATACCGTCTAATAACCTATATACATATAGAGGAGCAAGTACCGAGTTCCCGTCTGGCCAATCTCCCCACAAGAAACATATGACAGCAACTTTATCCATTATTCTTCCCTCTAGGATCTTTTGGAGGTCCGATCATCTTCCATTCCTCTTTTGGGACTTCCTCCACAAATTTACCCATCATACTATGGGCAAGAGCATCAGATTTAGTACCTCTTTTAAGTTCCATGAAATATCGCTGGAGCCGGAAATCCATCCTCTTACCCATTAAAAACACCTGCTCCAATAACTCGTTGATCTCGGCCAAATCTTTCTCCGGAATCAGCGACTTAATGGGGTCCGTGTTGAGTTTGGTCCAAATACAGGCGTGAGCCCCACAAATAGTATGTCGATAGCCTGGATCATCATCCTGTCTCGGGATCTCCCTTAACAAAGCTTCAGGATTTAGATACCACTTAGGCTTACTCACGCCACAACTCCTTTATCCACTGGTACCGAGCTTGAAGATCGGGCTGGCTGGGATCATACTTACCGTTGAAGAAAATCAACTTGACATTGCTGGGTAAAGCCTTTCCATTGGTGCGGATCTGGGTGTTGAAATTGTAGATACCATCCGCTATGGTCCACGTTGCCTCTTTAGGATGGAGTAAGTGACTGATTATAGCCTGGTCCGTGCCGATAAGACCTCTTTCCCGAGCATCCCGAATCAGGGTATCCGGCCGAGTGGAAAACTCCTTCCACACGATCTCCCTTGCCCCAGTCTCCATCCCCCATAGACCCCCGCAATAAGGGGTCCTTCTTTTAAAAGAATCTTCCCAGATCTTGAAATCCTCTGGGAATCCAAATATCTTATCGAGATTCCCGCATATAACAACATCTAGGTCTATACTGATGAACTTAGTCCCAAGAATCCCGACCTTATCGAAAGCCCTGAGTCTACGATAGCAGCCGCCGAGTTCCCTAAAGGCTTTGAAATACCCGTCTATTCCTAGGATCTCAACCTCGGGTCTTATCCCTTCGTGATCATCGGTAACGCATATCAACTTATGAGGTATGGAAAGGAATCTCTTGAGCGAGGCATGGAGAACGTTTACATGCCTAGCAGAGAATCCGGCCCGCTTCGCAAAGTGCTTGGATTCTTTCTCGGGAGCCCATTTCCAGCACACGATCTGCAGCATATCACTTCAATCCCTTCGGAGTCCAATCGGGCATTTTCGTCCTAGCCCACCAAACCCAACCACCGGATACGGGGCATATGGTAGATCCCTTACCACCAACGCAGGTGGCACTCTGAAACCGTACCCAGTTACCGATATCTCGGCTCCCGGGTAGACATTCTGGACCAAAGAATTCTTCTACAGCCGGTCTTACCCCACCATGGATTAGATCGTCTCCACCCATCCATCCTCCGTTTTTAAGCTTCGGCCACCAAGCAAGGATATCACCCAGGCATCCTGGATACCTGTGATCGCCGTCTATCCAGACAAAGTCTACGGATTCATTCTTAAAGAGATCCGCAGCCTTTTTGCTATCGGATTGGATAGGGCGAACTACCCTGCTAGCTTCTTCCCCGATACTCTCTAGGAACTGGTCCACCGTACACCCGATCTTCTTGAATGGATCCCAAAGATCGATTGCGAATATAGTGATATCCTTCCCGCTATTAATAGCCTCCACTGCCAAGCAGGAGGTTGATTTACCGAGATAGCAACCTATCTCGACGAATATGGCTTTCTTTGGAACATCAGCGACAGCCCTGGCGTAAAGCTCCGGCCAATTGAACCACCCTTTTATGATCTGATAATAGTGTTTCATTAAAGCAGCCTCTCCCAAGGAAACCGGATCGGGTTAACTGGTTTTATATCTCGCGTACCTTTTCTGCCCTTCTCATCAAACAGCTTCCGGTACTGGGCTTTATACGCTTCCCGAAATTCGGGTTCTTGGGAAGCGTCCGGGATCTGATCCCGGGTCCACCGCACCAGATCGAGATCCTGGAAATGGACTCTTCCGGCGGATACCTTTTCCAGCATCCTAACAAATGGGCCATCGCCGCCGTATGTACCACAATAATCCTCATCGTAGCCCCCGGTTTCCCAAAACAGTTTGCGGGTCAGCAAGAAAGTATTCGGGTGGGGCTTGGGTTTACCGTGGATATCGGTCATAAGGTCATATTTCAGGTTGCCGTCCTCTTTCTTTACGGCGGTGACCCTTTGCAGGGTATAGAATTTAGTTGGGTCCAGTTTTGTCCTCATCAACCCACTTATGGAGTCGTATGGGAGCATATGATCGATGTCACTCATGAACATCCAGCCATCTGGGGCCTCCTTGGCTCCAAGGTTTTTAGCCCCATGCTGGTTCCAAGGGATATCCACAGTAACTCGATAAAGTCTCAGATTGAGACTTTTCAAGGGTCCAACTTCTTTTATCACGGGCAAAGCCGGGCACCGAGGGCTTCCATCATCGATAAGAATCACAAGCAGGTGGTCGAGAATCTCCTTTGGAAGAACCATCCAGTTCAGGAGCTGGGCTCTCAGCATTCCTGCCGAATTGTAATATGGTAAAATCTGGGTTATTCGGTTCATTTCCAGTACTCCTCTATCCAGGAATGGCCTGAGTCTAAAAGAGCTTGGTTCTTGCCTCCCTGAATCATTAGAGCTACCTTTGTGCCATCAGGAGGAATATAAGATCCTTTACCAGGCAAGTACTTATGAACCCACCGGTAGGGGAAAGCATCTATCCTCATCTTAAGGGAGGAGATCCACTGCTGGTCCCCAGGGTATTTTTTGTAATCAGGAAGAAGATTATCACGAATAATGCCGGCCTGAATACCCGAGGGATTCCACACCATAACGGAAGAGTTAAAATCATGGTTCTTAGTTGGGACTCCACTTGTAGGAGCCATCACAAAATCAGAAGGATAATCCACCAGTTCCTCAAGACTTCCCATTACAACAGTGTCGAGGTCCAGATAGAGAACCCTATCTCCCATTATACCGGCAACGAATAGGTTTAGTTTATACCACCATAAAGGCCACCCTTCCGGGGGTTTAATCTTCGGGTAATAGGTAGAAATCACAGATCCCCTAAGAGGAAGAAGGTTTATATTCTCAGGAGTGATTACCAAGAACTCAAACTCCCGATCCAAATTCCTCCTTACCATGGAATGCAGTTTATACACCCATTCTGGGTTATCGTAGATCTTACTTTTTATCCACACGCAGGCGACAGTCAGCATTGGTCCGTAACTCCCTTTATGTACCCTGGATCACTTGGCCTATGGTGCCACACCTGTCTGTCTTCCTCGGTTTCGATCCCCAACCTTTTGTAGAACATGCCCAAATGCCCTATATCCACAGCCCATCGATCATTAAGGGCTAGGTCTACCGCTAATACAGTGGCGGTAGGGCCTACACATAGGAGAAACACTGAGTTCTTATCATGGGCTAGGCATTCCTTAGATATCCTTGAGTAATCCTTCCAGGCGCTGGATTGCGGCGTTTCGACATGGGCTATATTTCTTGCCTTGGAAAGCATACCGGGAGGGGCGGCTCGTTTTTGATGCCCTCTCACAACTACCACATCTCTCCCCTTCCAGATCTCCTCAAGTATCCCCCAATACACGGGCCAAG